TACGAGACAAACTACAACAACAACATAGGATAAAAAAATAAAGGGGGAAGTGTACCGAAACGGTTTCACAAGGTATCAGGAACGCGTTCCTAACTGATACCAACATAATATTGGTGTATCACCAATATAATAAAACACTCCCCCCTCTATCAATTACTGCTCAGCTAACTTCTTGAAGTAGTCCAAAGTAGTATCCTCTGGTGCATCAACAGACGCAATAGGGTCACCAGTACTCTCTTCAATCGTTCCAACAAACTCACCAGCATTATCATGTGCAATGACTGTATTGAAACGTGCTTCTAGTTCCTGATAACTCTTAAAGTTTTCTGGAGCAAGAATACCTTGAAGTGAGTGTTGTTGTTTCCACAACTCTTCAAGTTTTCCATCATTACCATCGAATAATGGAGTTGGAGCTGCAAACTCTGACTTATCATAATTTGCATAACCATCAACTTTGCGAATCTTCAACTTGAAATTAGCACCTTCCCAAAAGTCAAAAGGATTAATAGGTGTTTCGTCCTTGAACTCTGGATTCATTACACTTTCGATTTTCTCAAAAATCTTTTTACCGTAACGAAACAAGAATACCTTACCTTCATTCTCTCCGTTCATGCTATCTTCAATAACAAGAATATTACTATAGTAACTTAGCTTACGCTTTCGTTCTCTTGCAATAGTCTTATCAGATTCAACACCAGAATTCCATAGTGCTGTGTTTGCAACTGATACAGGGTCTTTAGTTCCACTAGGAGCATCAGCTCTCGGTGTAGTTAAAGAATTCTCAATGTACCATCCACCTGGCCCTTTAAACCCATGTGTCCATAGACGAACCCATGGCACATCCTCACCTTGAGGTGCTGGAAGAAAACGAATAACTGCATATCCATTACCAGTTTTATCTTTCTCTGGTTTCCAGATACGATCATCCTCATAAGATGGTTTCTCAGCTAATTTCTCAACTTGCTTAGTGAGGTTTTGTAAATTGTTCATGCGGTTCTTCTTTAAATCTTTAAAACTAGACATATGTATTACTCCTTATTACGTTATATTATTAAGTATCATTATTAAATATCATCACACTCATTACAAAGGAAGTTTAGAACTCCGTTCTTTCATCATATTAAGTCCATAAGCTTCTGCTTCGATTTTATCTTTAATCTGCTTATTTAACATCTTGGCAACCATTTCAATTTCACATTCAACATCATTAGTATATTGTAAAATGGCTTCCATGTATGTTATTTGTTTTTCTCTAACCATCCTATCTAGGGTATCATTAATATTTACACTCATTTGATGTCCTTTATAGAATCACATATTCCAAGTTTCTTTGCTTCCTTTGCAGACATATAAACATCTGTCGCTGGTAACAAATACTCCCTGATCTTTTTCTCATTTAAACCAGTACACTTTTTGTAATGGTTCATCATCCTTTCTGAAGTTAGTTCAAACTCTTTTGTTTGTGCAAGCAATTCGTGTTCTTTACCCCAAGCACCCCAGCTCCATTGATGAGACATAATAGAGGTGTTTGGGGTAAGTATGCGATGCCCTTTAGTACCAGCTATAAACATCATAAAACCCGCAGATGCAATTTGTCCTAGTCCAACAGTATGAACTGGAATAGGACAACCCTTCATAGTGTCAATAACAGCAAAGGCAGCGTTTAGGTCACCGCCGGGCGAATTAATTATAATCTGTAGTGACGCAGGTCTAGGTCTTTGCCAACCTTTCGTCAAGATAAAACTAATCAACTCTTTACAAGTTTCTTGAGTTACATCACTCATAAAGAGATATACGCCTTTATCTTCTGGTGAGGGATCAACTTTCTTTTCTTTATCCGACATATCTTTATCCCTTTCCATTGTATTAATACCTATAAGGATCAAGATAAAACACATGATCCCCTATTCTTGTTACCTTTAACATTTTACGATTCCAATATGGGTCAACATCAATTCTATGGTAATGAGTAGCACCATGAAGAAAATCATTGACTTTCCATCTCTGTCCATAATTTTTGATATAAACACCAGGCTGTTCTAACATTGCCCTTGCAATAGTAACGGCAACTTTCCATGCAATCTTATTTTTAGGTTTGTCTGGTTTACCATCACAAAACCAAGAAAAATGACATTTATTTCTAACAACGTGTCCATTTTTCCAAGATGCTTGTTTAACTACCTTACAAATTGAATTCGGAAATCGTTTGCTATTTACTCTATTTATAGTCACAAGAGCAACTGCTATTTGACCTTTAGTAGTTTGGTCACGAGCTTCAAAGTAGATGTTTAATGCCAAACAAGTTGTTTCTTGTTTAGTAGAAAATCCACTAAGCATAAATAAAGATAATATAAGTAATAATAATTTCATAATGAAAAAAGGGGATGGTTTCCCATCCCCTCTCTCTTAGCTACCCCAATATGAATTGAGTGCTCTACGACAAGCAAAGACATCCTTTGCTCCACCAGCAAGGTCACAATCCTTGAAAGCAGTTTGTCCAGTAGCAGGTGAAGTGTAAATCTCTACCCAACGTGGAAGACCAGTTACATCTGCTTCCGCCTTGGTGATTTTACGAGCATTCTTCATACCTACTTTTGGTTGACCAACAAATGTGTTACGCATAAAATAAAATCTCCTAAAAGTTAGACATCAAGTTTCGTGATGAACCATTCATCACTTCAATATAACCATTATAACATAATGGTCTTGGTAATACAAGGAAAAAGTTTTCCTTGTTTGGAGCGGGTAGGGAGATTTGAACTCCCGACAATCACGTTGGCAACGTGACACTCTACCGCTGAGCTATACCCGCAAAATCGGTGAGGGGTTTCTGTTCCCAAGTACCCCTCGGACTCGGCTACTTACTTCTTAAGCAGCGACTGCATACGAATAATCGTTAGCATTTGTGTTTTGAATGGTTGATAACCGAGCCACCATTCTTCTCGGTGTCGTCAATACAGCATCCCTCATCCTGTCGATTCCTTTCTGCCCCGAATTCGGTATAAGGGGAAAATTGGTGGAGCAGTCGGCATACGATAGCCGAGTCCAAAATGTTTCAACTATATCAATTATACGACAATTCTTTTCTTTTCTTCCATCTTCTTTTATGTGATTCACTCATTTTTCTTTTAGTTTCATCAGACATTATTCTACCTGTTGCAGCTTTCTTCATAGCAATACTTGTATTCTTTTTATGTTCTTCTGTCTGTTTATGTCCTAATGAATTTTTATTTCCCATAGCTGATTTGCTCATTTTTCTCTTAGATTCTTCGGTATGTTTCATTCCTGTCCAATCAAAATAACTACTACCCTTTCCATTATTAGGATAATCAGACGTATCAAATAGCTCAGCATCAGGATATTCGTATTTTGTTCGTTCTATATTGAGGATTGAATCGAGTTTTTCTTGGGTACTATAAATAGTATTAGACATGATAGCTACTCCATTAGTTATTGTGTTTAGGTATTTGGGGAAGGTCGCACTTCCCCTTATATCGTTATTTATAAGATCAAACATCTCTCCCTATACAGCAATACTAAGAATTTGTGATATCTCATATATAACAACACCCATACAAATAAGTGCTACTATAAAGATAGCTATCTCTGCCCATTTTTCATTCATATCTCATACCCCCAAGTATTTAAGGATTTCATCTTTTACAACAAGCATATCTTCTTTGTTGTTCACCTGTCTCAAATGTTCTTTAACTTTACTAGGTGTAATCATTCCACACTTAACCATTATATTCTTTATTTGTGTACGTCTGCCATCTAACCATTTTTCTGTTTGTGTATCATTTCTTTCTTTATGCCTTCTTAATTCTTCTTCAGCTTCTACTGTAAGAATTAAAACTTTTGCATCATGGTTTTCCAACAACCATTCTATATCAACAGCTCTAAAAAATCTATCACCTTCAAATATAATATGTTTGTAGTTTTTATGCTCTTGATCTATGAATTCTCTGAATTTCTTGATAGTACCATAACTTAATCTATCAGTACCCCCAAAAGACTCATCCTCATCATACCTACCCAATACCAGTATGTCATTATGTTTCTGACAAGAGAAAAGTTTCATGGGCTCTATATCAAACCTAGAGCCCAATTCACCTATTATTTCTCTCATCAAGGTTGATTTACCCGAACATGGGATGCCACCAATCATAATAATCATTATGCTGCTTTCTCCAATAGTTCAAAATCATCTTCATCAATTTCCAAATATTTAATCATCTGTGTTACATCTGAACCATCATTATTATATAAATCTTGAACACCGCGTCTTAACAAGTTTCTTGCAATAGATGCTGCAGTATAATGTTTGATCGTTTTACCAATTAAATCCTTTGGTATCAAAGGAACAATCTTTTGGGTAATTTCATTACGTTTACCAGCAACAACTATCTCTTTCAGTTTTTTAGTAATTTCTGTATTAGAAACTGTTATCTTATCATCACTACCATTTGCATCTAATAAAGCAACCACACCAAACAATAAATTTACAGACATTGTTTTGGTGTTAGAAAAAACCTCTTGCAAAATAGATGATGCATCAATAATATATCGCCGTGAATATTGGCCACTGCACCAATGACGTTTGAAAAAACCAAACCCACCTAGAGCATAAGCACCATTCGTAGGATTTGTACCTTGCACATCCAAATTAGCCTCTTTAAGTACGTCTAAGATTTTCAAAGCATCTGGATCATCAAAAGCAATTTCAGACTTAAAAATTTCATCTGGTTGCATGGAAGTTTGATCCGCATTTCTGATTTTAAACATTCTTGCTTCTTTTTGCATACAGGACTTATTTGAACTTCTGGAAGGGTGTTTAAAGATAGAACAACTAATTTTCGTTAATCCTGCCAATGCAGCCATAATACAACGGTGAAAACCATCCCATACAAACATTTTACCGTCTGGACGGATAGAAACGTCAACGTGTCCGGCAACATCCTTATCAAAATACTTATATTCCAATAAACGATTAATTAGAGCTTGAATTTTTAACTTCCTTTGATAAGTTAGGTCAACATATAAGTCTGTAAAATTTACTGTTTTACCTTCCGATTCTTTGTAAGACTGTGAATCTCCCAAATTACCTAATGTTGTTTCTTTAAAGTTGTCAATCGAATGTAAAATATCTACAATCTCTTGAATTTTGACAATACCACTAAGGGAATTGATTTTACTAAATGCTTCGTGTTTTTTCATAACTTATTCTCCTATAGAACATTGTGTTATTAATATTTTCACTATGAAAATATCTTAATTGTTAAAACCATTATAACAAATTTACGACTCACATACAAGGAAAAAGTTTAGTTTTTTTCCTCTGTCATATGACAAAGCCTGGTTTTGTAGCTTTGTCATAGAAAACCCTCTAAATTAGGGGTTGAATCCTTTGCAAATCTTCCTACTGCTTTCACTTGTTTACCAGCTGCACCTTTTGTAGCTAACCTACCGTCACAATAAGCAACACAAGTAAATCGTTCACCATCTCCATGTATCTCTGTTACCCCATGCAATCTATTACTATCTGCAATAATAACCGAATTGTCTGGAGCATCTACTGCTACCCTGTATTGAGGAAATGCAAGATAAGCACCTGTATATTCCCCTTTTCTAAAACAACACATTGTTGTCAATCCTGCGTTTATATCACCACTATCAATATGTGCTGACATTTTTGTACTCTGACCTTTATGATATCGGTTAGCAGATAATGTTGTAAATATTCCACCGCCTACCCGATACTTTGGTTCAATGTAAGATTCAGCAAATGTCTTTTGATTTTCATAGATACTTGCATTTGCTTTCTTAAATGCTTCTTCATTCCATTTTGATATTTCTTGTAGTGCTTCCCATCTTTCTGGATTATCTTTAGTCCATCCAGATGATTCTATTGCACCTGTAAATCTTCCTCTTTTAAATCCTATCATAACAGAATGGATTTCATTTGCATAAGCAATCATACCCCATTCACCATTTTTATTTTTTGTTTGATATGAATTGGGTGATCTAAGTTGATAATCCTCACCCTCTATTAAACCTTTCTCTTTCATATGTTCTGCAAGAATAGGCCCACTACAATTTGCTCTCATGGTTGTAGTTTCTGTTATTGACATCAATGTATTTCTTACATTGTCATTCGGATATGCATTGGTGATAACATAAGCCAATGGAACGTCTGAACC